ATTAATTATTATGAATTCAAACACAGTACTTGGAAAGATTATGACGTTACTATCTTACGATAGGAATGAAGTAAGTCTTTCATTCGCTCGTTTAGCAGATGGAACTATCTTGGAATCAGAATCATTTGATGTAGGAGAGAAGGTTGATGTAGTATGGAAGATGGTACTAAATCCGCAGCTCCAGATGGTGAACATGAATTAGAATTACGTGATGAGTCAGGTAATAAAGAAACGTTCAAAATCATTACAAAGGATGGCCTGATTGTAGAAAGAGAAAATGTTGAACTAGAAGAAACTACCGAAACGGTAGAACCACTTCCACAAACCGGAGATAAAGTTGTCGGAATGGCTGAAGAAGTTGACGTGAAAGTTGAAGAGGATATGGAAGACGAGGTTATCGTTGATGTAGACTTAGCAGAGGTAAGTAAAAAAGTTGAAGAACTTTCTTACAGAATCGAAGAACTTGAAAAGAAACTAGAAGCAGCTAAAGATGGTATGGAAGAAGAAGTTAAAGCAGAAGATATTAAGGAAGAAGAAGACATCATGTCATCTAAAAAACTTAGTGGAGCGCCTGTTGAACATTCTAAACAATCTTTATTTAACAAAAAGAAAATTAACAAAGGAACTATCCCTAACTATCACCATAGTGTGTTAGATAAGATGTATAGTAACTAATTATCACAAACAAATTAATTAAAAACAAAATGAGAAAAAACCAAAATTTTAGTGCGGGTAACCCTTCTGTAACATCTACGTATGCAGGTGAAGCGGCATCGGATTATATCGCAGCTGCTTTATTGAGTGCAAGAACACTTGATAATCAGTTAATTACAATCAAACCAAACGTTAAGTACAAAGAAGTAATTCAGAAGCTTGATGTAAATGGAATAATCCAAGATGCTAGTTGCGATTTCGTAACTTCAGGTTCAGTTGCAATCTCTGAGAGAGTGTTGACGCCAAAAGAACTACAAGTTAACTTGAGTTTATGTAAACAAGAATTCTTAGATTCCTGGGAAGCATTATCTTTAGGATACAGTGCATTCGATGAAATTCCAAGAAACTTTAACGATTACCTAGTATCTTACGTAGGTGGTAAAGTAGCAGAAGCTACGGAAACTTCTATATGGACTGGAGATAATTCAGTTAACGGACAGTTCGGAGGATTTGAAACAGCATTTTCTGCATCTGCAGCAACTGGATTAACAACTGCAGTACAAGCAGCAAGAACAGATGGTTCTGGTGCTATTGTATCAGGTTCAATTACTTCAGGTAACATCGTTGCTAAACTAACAGCAGTATATGATACTATCGACCCAGCCGTATTCGGTAAGGAAGATTTAGTAATCTATGGTGGAACTAACGTAATCAAATCTTATCAATCAGCTTTATCAGGACAAGTTAATGTAGGTTCATTCAACAACCAATTGAACGTAGGTGAGAAACCATCTAACTTCCAAGGTATTGAATTAGTACTTGCACCAGGAATGAGTGCTAACACTATTGTAGCAGCACAGAAATCTAACCTGTTCTTTGGAACTGGATTGCTTTCGGACTATAATGAAGTGCGAGTTTTAGACATGGCGGATCTTGACGGATCACAAAATTACCGCATTATAATGAGGTACACTGCAGCAACGCAATTTGGAGTAGGAGCGGACATCGTTTATTACGGAGCATTTTAAGGAGACCCCTTAGAATAAAAAATAGATAAGGGGGAGTTAACCCTCTCCCTATATCTTTCATTAACATTAAAACAGAAAAATACTATGAGTTGTTTATTGACAAACGGTAGAGAAGAAGTATGTAAGGAATCGGTAGGGGGACTTCAAGGAGTTTACTTTATCAATTACGAATCAGGCTCTTTTGCTAAAAATGCATCTGGTGAGATTACATCTCTATCAGGTTCAACCGTATATTATTACGAACTTAAAGGTACTTCTGCGTATAACGAAACAGTTAATTCTTCTAGAGAGAACGGCACAACGTTCTTTGGACAAGAATCTACATTAAACCTAAAGAAACTTACTAACGAAATGACAACACAGTTAAAAGTGTTAGCATACGGTAGACCTCAGATGGTTATATGGACGAATCAAGGAGATGCATTACTTGCAGGTGAAGATCACGGATGTGATTTAACGGCAGGTTCTATATCGACTGGAGCTGCATTAGGTGATTTATATGGGTATGCTATTACAATGATGGGG